TGACACAGACCGCGCCGTTCCCCAGTGCGCTGGCCTACCTGGTGAAGTGCTTCCGGTACCGGCCCGGATGGAAATTTCACCTGGCCGACATGGACCGCGGGCAGGGCAGCGCGGGCCTGACGCTCGACATCATCACTCTCGGGTACGACAGCTACCACCCGGATCGTGGCGAGAACTACCGGGTCCACCACTACATGATCGTGCCGGCCGCCTCCTACGGCTACGAGTCGTGGCAACGGTGGCTGTTCGATCAGTGCCTTGAGGTTGAGCGGCACGAGGCGATGGAGTTCTTCGCCGTCAGCGACAGCCCTGGCAGTGAGCATTTCGTGCGGCCGTTCGCGCCGAACCATGGCCACGGTGAGAACCCGTACGTCGTTCATGACCTGACTACCGGCGAGGCCAGGCGCACGTCGTTCCGGAATGTGGTCGACGATGACGGCACCGGGCGCAGCAAGTCATGATCGGCAGGTCTGATGGCTAAGACGATCGCGACCGTCTCCGGTGTCGCTCTCGCACCCGGCGTGTCCAGGAACGGCCGGCTCTACACCCGCGAGGCCATCGCCAAAGCGATCGTGCGGGCACAGGGCCGTCTCGCCGATGGCGAAACAGTCGACTTGACCTATCGCGATGAGCCGATGACTCAGCTGACCCATCACGCGGCCGAGGATGACAGTTCGCGGATCGTCGGGCGGATCACCTCCCTGAGCCTCGGTGAAGACGGGAAGGCCCACTATTCGGCCGCCATTGCGGACACGCCGCACGGGCACACCATCGCGAACTTGCTGGACACCAGCGACGGCCAGCCGCCGTTCCTCAAGGGTGTCTCGATCCGCGGTGCATGGCTAGGCAAGGTCCGCCGCATAAAGGGCCCGGACGGCTCAGCCGTAGAAACCGCCGATGACCTGGAACTCGATGGCCTGGACTACACCCGCAAGCCGGGTGTCCCTGGCGCGGGCGTTGAGACCTTCGCCTGGGCCAGGGACGGAGCCAATGAGACCACCGAGCGCGTGCTCATCACTGAAAGCGCGGAGGCGTGCGTGACAACCCTCACCGAAGAGACCGCGCCGGTAAGCGAGGTCATGCCCGCAGACGTGCGGGAGGCGACGCGGGAACTGCTGCCGCTGGAGCGCCCGCACCTGCTCGCCAACGGCCTGTGCGAGACCTGCACGGAGATCGGCGAGGCCGCCACGGTCGCCCTGTCGAAACGCAGCGCCGGACTGCAGGGCAAGAGCGGCACCACCTACGCGGACCCCGGCTACCAGCCGGACAAGAAGCAGCGGTATGAGCTGGACACCAAAGCTCACGTCAGGGCCGCCTGGTCGTTCATCAGCCAGGCGAGCAACGCCAAGCTGTACACCCCCGCGCAGCTCAAGCGGATCAAGGGCCGGATCAAGGCCGCAGCCGGGAAGTTCGGCATCACGATCGCGACGGAAGGCTGGACGATCGACCCGGCTCTCCAGCTCACTGAGGCCGTGACCGAGTTCTACGGCGGTGACCCGGAAACCGCGGGCTCCTACACCCTCACCGCCTCCAACGGGCCGACCACGGTCACCGTGTGCTCCTACGGCCTTGACCCCGCCGACCTCGCCGTGATCCTGCAGAAGGCCTGCGATGGTGCCGGAAGCGCGCTGGCGTCCCTGGACCCGGACATGGACGGCGACATTGACGTGCCCGGTGCGGACGCTGAGGACACCGACGGTGACATGAACGGTGACGGGATCGATGACCTCGCCACCCGGCTCGCCGCCGCATTCAAGGGCGAGTCCGGCGAGGATCCGAAGACGGTTCTCGCCGAGGCCTTCGCCAATCCCCCCGCGGCCGAGGCCGCACCCGCTGAACCCCCGGCGCCGGACGCCGGACCGCACACAGAAACGGAGGATCCCGCCATGGGCGAGACCACCACGCAGGAGGCGGTCGTGCAGGCCCCGGCCGCCGCACCCGCTGTCAGTGTCCCCGAGGATCTGGTCGCCAGGTACCAGAAGAAGCTGGCGAAGAAGGAAGCGAAGAAGCGGCTCGCCGCGGCCAAGCCGGCCGAGTCCGCCCCGGCCGCACCCGTCGCCGAGACCACCACCGAGACCGCCGATGAGCGGATCGCCCGCCTCGTTGAGGAGAAGGTCACCGCGAAGCTCGCGGAGACGGCCGTCACCGAGACCGAGGACCAGCGCATCGAGCGGCTCGTCAGCGAACGGCTCGTGGCGGAGAAGCAGGGCGCTGTCGCTGGCGGTGGCGGCCCGGGACGCAAGGGCCTGGTCACCGAGCACACGGCTGCCCGCACGGGCGGTGAGATCCCCGAGGGCTACCCGATGAAAGACGGCGTGATGAAGCCGATGGAGCAGTGGACCGAGGATGAGCGCCGCGTCGCCGGCGCGGTCCTGCAGCAGCACGTCCTCGGCGACCGCGCCGTCTACTGACGGCCCCGGCCCGGTGACGGGCCGCCCCTAGCTGTACTGACCGCCAGCCTTCCGGGCTGGTGCCGCTGGTGACGGCGGACGGCAGAAATGGTCGGTCGACCCCTGGCCCCGTGCCTGACGCGCGGGGCCTTTCGCATGCCCAGACCACATTTCCCCAGCCCGGAAGGCACAGCCATGCCTAGTGAACTGAGGGAGGCGCTGACCGCCGCTGGCGCGTCCGCCCTCATCCCCAAGATCATCGACCCGCAGCTCCTGGAGTACATGCGGCGCTTCTCACCCATGGTGCGGGCGATCCCCATGACCAAATGGGACGCGGACGTCTATTACTTCAACCAGCGCACCACCCTCGCGACCGGCGGGTTCGTGTCCGACGGCGGCGCAGTCCCCGTCTCCACCAGCACGTACGTGCAGAACAACTTCCAGATGAAGCACCTGCAGGTCGTCGGCGCGGTCACCGGCTACGCGCAGCAGGTCACCCGGCAGGTCATCGACGACCTGAGGCAGACTGAAATCGAGGGGGCCATTCAGGGTCTCCTGTGGGACATCGAAACCGGCATCGACTGGGGCAACTCCGCGTCCACGATCAACGGCGCCCGCCCCCAGTTCGACGGCTTGGACACCCTGGTGTCCACCTTCTCCGGGGCGACGCAGAACGCGCAGGACAAGGGCGGCAACACGCTCACCACGGCCATGTTCGATGAGGTCATCGACATGGTGCAGCAGAACGTGGCCATGCCGATCCTCGGCTCCAACTGGATGTTCGTCGCATCGTCCACCGCGCAGAGCAAGATCTCGCAGTTGCTGCAGAACCAGCAGCGGTTCAACGACAAGGTGGAGGTCGCGCCGGGTCTCATGGTCGACTCGTACCGCAACATCCCGATCGTGCTGACGTCGTTCCTGTCGCCGCGGTCCTACCAGATGGGCACCGTGACCCCCGGCACCTCCAGCGCCGGGACGTGGGGCGGCTCGTACACGCTGAACGCCACCTACCGGTACGTCATCAGCCCGGTCATCGCCCGCCAGGGTGAGATCCTGCCGGCCGTTGAGGTTTCGCAGGCGGTCACGACCGGCAACGCGCTGACTCTGACGTTCTCGACGCCGAGCGGCTCGGACGGCGGCCAGCCGATCTCCTACAAGGTCTACCGGACCGCAGCCGGCGGCGCGGCAGGCTCGGAGACGTTCCTCGGCTACGTCGATGGCACGGTCGGTCTCGCGGCTGACATGGTGACCCCGATCCTGACGACCGGGATCGCGGACACCGGCACAGCCCTGGTTCCCTACAACGGGTCCACGGTGCCCGGCACCCTGCCGACGGCGTACTACGGCACCAACACCGGCCTGTATCCGCTCGCGGCGGGCCTGGAGAACATCTACCTGATCTCCAGGGACCGGAACTTCGTGATCCGCCCGTACGTGCGTGAGTGCACTCCGCTCGATGTCTACCCGACCACGAGCAGCCCGGATACACTTCCTTTCGCTCTAGTCGATGACACCTGCCTGGCTGTCCGGGGCCCGAAGTACCTTGGCAGGCTGGCCCGGGTCGCGACTAGCGTCTGACCTGCGGTTTTAGCGGTTCCGGGTGTCCCTCGCAGTGGCTACTCCGCATTGCGAGGGACACCTCATTCCCCCTGAAGGAGGCCGCTGATGTGGCTCAGCAAGCACGAGGTCGGCGGCGGCTGCGCGGTCGGCCCGCATGAGTGGAAGAACGACGGCGACGTGACAGAGGTCCCCGACGACCTCGGTAACGACCTGCTGCGCCTCGGCGGGTACCAGGTCGCGGAAGCACCAAAACCAGCCAGCAAGGGGCGCGGCAAGGCGGTCAGCGACGAGGGAGACGGCAAGAAGGACGACGTGAGCAGCTAGTCCTGCGGGTAGTCCGGGTGGTCGCTGTAGACGGCGGCATCGGTGGTCAGTACTTCCTCTAGCGCCTCGCGCTTAGCGAACTCGAACTCGGTTTCATCGATGTGGGTGAAGTTCACCGCGAATGTCTCCCACATGCGGATGTGTGCCCGCTTGGCCTCGACCTCGCGGAGCACGCGGGCCGGGTAGCCGCAGTCGCACGGGAACTCAATCCGGCCATGAGTGGGCAGTGATTCGCAGGTCCGGGCATGGATCTCGCACCGGTCGCGATCGTCCTCGTCTAGCCGGGCAGCAATAAAGCCGGCAAGATCCGTCATGCAGCAATCTCCTTCAAGACGGCCTGCACTGTCGACAGGTTACGGCTGACTTCCTTCGCGATCTTGCGGTGCGACAAGCCGTCCCGGCGTAGGGCGACAATTGCCGCCCGCTCGTCGGCCGCTGTCGTCACGCCGCTAGCCTTCCACACCTGGCCGGGGGTGAGCCGTGGCCGACAGTGTGACACCTCTCTGCTCGGCCGCTCAGTTCACCGAAGGCGCGTTCGGTGACCTCGTGAAGGACTACAGCACTCAGGCTCTCAGCGACCTTCTGGTGGAGGCCACCCGGGAGTGCGAGTCGGAGACCGGCCGCCGCCTGGCTCCGTTCACGGGCCTGACGGAAACACACCGCGCCTCAGCCGTGGACCCCGACGAGTACACCGACTCAACGAACGTCCCCATGGACATTTACGGGACGCTCGGCCAGTCCTATGCCGCCAGCCTGGCCGTGACCAGCCTGGTGCGGCATTGCTGGCTGAACGAGTACGCGGTCCGCTACCCGGACCTGTGGCAGTACACCAGCGTCGACCAGCTCACGATCGTCCGGTCGTTCGGCGGGACCGAGAACCTGTCATCGTTCCAGTACCAGGGCCCCGAACTCGACTCGGGGCATGTGTGGTTCAACCTGGGCATGTTCATCCCGATCGGCTCCCTGATCCGGGTCACCTACTCGGGTGGCTACACCATCGCGACCCCGGCGGATCTGGTGCGCGCCAACAAGCTGATGGCGGCGTGGCTGGTGGTGCGGGAACTGGACCCGGAAGCCACCAACCACGACCCGGACCAGCTGCACACCGACGCGCTGATGATCTTGAGCAACTACGACCGGGCCTGACCGTGGCGACCGGCTGGAAACCACGCAAGTCAGCCCGGCGCCGGACTCACTCGTCGCGGGTGTGGGCGCACCGGGGCAGCAGGTCCAGCACAACGTTCATGGCGCACCGGGGCCGCAGCCAGTCAGTGTTCAGCGCGCACGGCTCCCGCGCCCTGACACCGATCACCGCGGCGTCCCTGGCCCGCGCCTCGGTAGCCGCGGCCAAGACGACGGCCAGCAGTCCTACAAGGTCTACCGGACCGCAGCCGGCGGCGCGGCAGGCTCGGAGACGTTCCTCGGCTACGTCGATGGCACGGTCGGTCTCGCGGCTGACATGGTGAC